GGTGCCGTCGCGGAGCGCTTTTGCGGCATCAATCGTGATACCGAGCCGACCAGCCTGTGCGGCTATTTCGGCGATCTCTGCCGCCGCCTCGCGTAGCTGCGCCGAGATTTCGGCCAGATTGCTGGGCTGTGCGGCCGATGGGGGCGATGCCACCGAGGCGGACGGGGCTGGTGGTGTTGGTGCGATTGCCGTCGTGGAAATTGCAGCAGGCGCGCTGGCGGCTGCGGGTGCCGCATCATCGGCTGGTGCAGCAACTCCAGTATCGCCTCGATCATCCATCTGCTGATCATCGGCATCCTCCGGTAGCGTCGTTTCGGTGTCAGGCTCTTGGGCCATGGCTAATTCCTTTCGCGGTCTGGTTTGAGTGTTGGTCTGGCGTGCTGATGCGGGAATAGGGCATGCGATCTTGGGTATTGAACGACCGGATACGACCTGCTGGAACGCGGCCAACCCGCCTGCCAGATCGGTGACCTCATCAGCCAGACCCGCGGCAACGGCGTCGGTGCCGCGATAGGTGGCAGCTTCGGTGGCCATGGCTGCGTCAATGTCTAGTCTTCCTGCGCGACCGGCGGCGACTGTCTCTGCAAAGAGAAACCGCAGCACATCAATCTCGCCCTGGATGTCGGCACGAACCCCGTCAGGCAAAGGCGCGTAAGGATTGCCATCGACCTTGTGCGCACCGGAGTGGATCAGCGTGACACGCATGCCGTCCTGATCAAGCTGGCCACTCATATCGGCATGCATCACAACGACGCCGATGCTGCCCACCGCACCAGTCCGCGGCAGCAGGATCCGATCAGCCTGGCTGGCCAGCGCATAGCCGGCCGAGAAGGCGTGTTCGGCCACAAAGGCCCAGACCGGCTTGGTTGCACGGATGGCACGAATGCGATCTGCGAGATCAAAAACACCCGCAACCTCACCGCCAAAACTGTCAATTTCCAATGCGACGCCGCGCACCGCCGGATCATTGCCCGCCGTGTCGATCTGCGCGGCAATCCCCTCATAGCTCGTTTGGCCGGAGGACTGGCCGATCCAGCCACCGCGGTGAATGAGTACGCCAGAGATTTCGATCACGGCGATGCCATCCACGACCGGGTAGGGCGCATCACCATGTTGCCGCAGACGGCCGGAGAGACTTCCCGCAAGGATGCTTGCGCGGGCGGGCAGGGCGCTTGTGCCCGGTGCATCGATCACATCACTGCCCGCCAGCTCTACCTGCCGCCCAAGAATGCGCGGCCCAAGGCCGGACAGAAACGCCATGGCCTTGGATGGTTCAACCAGCAGCGGCGTGTTGAACGCACGTGCGGCTATGCGTGCATGGAGCATCAGGGCTGGTCCTCTTCGGTGCGGGTGCGATCAGCCGCGTCATCGGTTGTGTCGGTTCCGTCGTTGTCAGTGTCAGCGTCGCCAACCGGCACCGCCTGCACCCCCTGCGCTGGCGAGCCCGGACGACGGAAGTCGAGACCCAGAGCACGCTCGCGCGCCCGTTCGGCCGCAATCTCGCGATCAACCTGCTCGGCGTCATAGCCGCGCTCGGCAATGGCCTGGCTTCGGGATTTCAGGCCCGCTTCGATCTGGGCGATCTCGGCATTGGCGTCTTTGAGCGGATCGACCCAGTCCCATTTGGTGGGCAGCCAGTCGGCGGCCAGCAGCCGCGACCGGTCGGCCTCGAAGCCGGGCAGGTTCAGGGCACCTGATAGCATCGCTGCATCCATCCAGCGCGCATAGACGGGCCGGCACAGCTGGTAGACCATGACAGAATGTTGCCAGGCCGAGACACGGCGGCGGAACTCGATCAGGGCAAGCCGCGAGTTCGAGAAGTTGCCCTTCACCATATCATTGGCGAGATAGGGATAGGGAATGCCCAACGCGGCCGAGATCTGCAGCAATGTGCGGTACTGGAAAGGCTCGTATGTTGCGCCGCTGTCTGCAGGCTGGCCGACGGTGACATCTTCACCGGGATCCAGTCGTACAACCTGACCAGGGCTGATCTCAACCCCGGCAGGACCTTCATCCTCCTCGACGGGTGCCAATGGATTCTCGGGTGCGGGGGAGGTGACGAACATCGCATACATTGCCGCAACCTTTTTGCGATCGAGTTCGGCGTCGTCGTATTGGTCGAGCAGGAAGAGCTTCACGATGGCCGGGGCAAGCTTTGAGACCCCGCGCAGCTGACCACCTTCGACCGGGTCAATCACATGGATCACTTCCGATGCGGGCACGCGCACCAGTTCACCAGACAGCCCGGGATCGGTGCTGTCGCCCGGGTGTCGGCGCAGGAAGTGATACGCGACGCGCCGCCCGATCCGGTCAAACTCGATGCCCTGGCGGATCGCATTGCCGTTGGCAGCGATGCCGGTTTGCTCCAGTGGCAACATCTCCGCAGGCAACATCTGCAGTTGCAGCGGGACCGTCAGCCCGTCACCTGCACGGCGCATCCGGATCCGGAAGAACACCTCACCTGCGATAAACACCTCGCGCGCAGCGCGGCGCTGCAGCCCGTAGAAATCCGTCAGCCCTTCGGCATCGGCCTCGTCGGTCCAGGCAAGCCAAAGCCGCTGCAGCTCTTCCTTGCGCACAGCATCGCCAATCTTCGAGATTGGTTTGATCCCGTCGCCCACAGTGTTGGCAGCCCAGCTCTCCACGGCGTTGACTGCATAGCCGTTGTTGCGCACGAGCCAGCGGGCGCGGGCCGTGATGTCGGGGCCAGAAGCCGCGATCAGCGCGTTGACATGGGCGCGTGTCGCACGGAACCCGCGCAGGCGCCGGTGATGCTGGCCTGCATCAAACCCGCCGACAAATGCCCCGAGCCGCTGCCGCCAGTTCATCACAGATCCTTCACGGCATGTGGCCGCAAGATGCGCCCTGCGCCGCGCGCGGCTTTTGCAATCCGGCGCTCGATGTCACTGATCGCAGCAGCCAGTTCGGCATCGGTGCCATAAGTGACTGTCTTGCCGTCATAGCTGACAGACCGTGTGCCGCTGTAGCGCGCGACCAGCAGCGCAGTGTGGCGGGATTTGAGATCATCGAGGGTCATCGGGTTTTGCTCATTCCATGTATTTGGGCGTGCTGATCTTCCAGCCGCGCCGCCGTGGGGCGGTGATGCGCCCGGCTTGCGGCTCCGTCGCTTTGTCGGTCTCGGGCTGTGCCACGGTCGCAACCGTCTCGACCCCCGCCTGTTTTTCCAACTGTCGCCACATCCGCTCGTCAAAGCGGTCGGCGCCAAGGATCCAGGCGGCTGCGCGGGCATAGACCCGCGTATCGAGAGCCTCGTTGCGTTCGCGCATCTTTTGCCATTCCTGGTGGGCGTAGCCGCGCTTGTTGCGGATCGTGACCAGCTGTTCGGCGACCAGCTGCTTGAGCCATTCGCTGTCTGCCCAGTCCGGCAGGTGGATCATGCCGGCCGGATCGGCGATGCCCAGCGCACGATCTTCATCACTCGGCCGCTCAATGCGCAGATAGCGATAGGTCTCGGCCTTGAAGGTTGCCGTCGCCACGGTCCAAAGTCGGGCGCCGCGTTTGAGCTTGCGGCCATTCACCGTGGCATCCACGAATGTCGGCCCCGAGACGGGTGTCGCCCGGTTGAACCCTTCCAAGCCTTTCACGGGGGCCACTTGAGCGATGCCCTGCTTGCGCGCCCATCCGTAAACGGCAGCCGTTTCATAACCGGTATCGATCGCCAGTTTGGCCAGCGGCATCACCGCACCATGCTCGTGCACCCATGTTTGGCCCAAGAGGGCTGTCAGCTTGTCCCAGCACGCCGGATCATCCGGCCCGCCAGGGATCACGATGTGATCGACAAGCCAGCTTTGCAGCCCGCGGCCCCAGGCCCAGACATCTACCTCGATCCGGTCCTTCTGCACATCTGCACCGGCCGTCAGGAACAGACCTCCCGCGGGGATCTGCGCGGGGAAGGTAATCCGCTGATCCGCAAGGCGCTGCCATTCCGGTGCCTCGCCGCTTTCAACCCATGTCTCGCCCAGCAGTGTGTTGCGCGCTGCGCGCAGCATCTCGTCGGAGCCTTGGGCGGCCAGCCAGTCCCGCGCGATCTGCTCCCAGCTTTTCCAGCCGATCGGCGAATAGAGCGCCGAGAGGTGGAACCCGATGGCATGCGGGTTGTCTGACACTGCTGTCGCCCGGGTGTCGGCGCAGGAAGTGATAAGCGACGCGCCGCCCGATCCGGTCAAACTCGATGCCCTGGCGGATTGCATTGCCGTTGGCCGCAACGCCCGTTTGCTCCAGCGGCAGCATCTCCGCTGGCAACATCTGCAGTTGCAGCGGGACCGTCAGCCCGTCACTTGCACGGCGCATCCGGATGCGGAAGAAGACCTCGCCCGCGATAAACACCTCACGCGCGGCACGGCGCTGCAGCCCATAGAAATCCGTCAGACCCTCGGCATCCGCCTCGTCGGTCCATGCAAGCCAAAGCCGCTGCAGCTCTTCCTTGCGGGCCGCATCGCCAATCTTCGAGATTGGCTTGATCCC